GTTGTCATAGACGGGGTCAAAAAGCTCATACCTATCTCCTATTCATAAAGAACACCGCCGCCCTCAAGCAGCGTACCGGCAGCACCAGCGCGTTTTGTCCGGCGGCGACGAGTTGCCCCGCTTTCACCAAGCATAGCTGAGTCAGCTTCTGGCGTGACTTCTGGCGTTACTTCTGGGGTAATAATGGTGGACGGTTCTTCTTCGGCACGCAAACCTGCCGCACGCTCTTCTGCTGCTGCCAATGTAGTTTCAACAAAAGGTAGTGACGCCCCGCCCTTAGCAGTTTCTTTTGCAATCTCTGCGTATTCAGCGCGACCTGTGTAGTCGCCTTTTTCTGTAATCGTGCCTACAGTCAAAAAATCGCCACTAGGGGTTTCAATCTTGACGGGGGCAGCGCCTTTTTTCAAAGCGGCAATCTGCCTCTCAAGACTAACCCTACCCAGTCCCCCAGCAATTCCTGGCAGCGTTCTGTCTAGCCGCCCCGTTAGTTCAGCAATAGACGCTTCACGCTCGTATTCCCTTTCAGCCGTAAGGCTGCCAACAGGCTGGTCAGGTTTCTGGGTTCGCTCAGCAATAGATGCAGCGCGTTCTTGGCGCTTGGCCGTGAGCTTGTCGGGGTCCATAGTGGTAGTTGCAAGCCTCGCACCAGCAGGGCCGGACGGAATAGTGTAGCGCCCCTCTTCTCCGGGCTTTGTCCCTGCCTTTGGTTTGATTGTGGCTGGCTGGCGGCTAACGCCCCCGCTGCTGCCACCACTTGTTGAACCGCCCATTATTTACTCCTACAGCGTGAAAGGGTTGTAATCACTTTGCGCAACCTGTTGCGGAGGCTTTTGCATAACTTCGCGGTTTTCCAGGCCAACAGCGAGATAGCGGAAAGCGTCCGCAGCATGGCTCGTGTAGTCATGTCGCGGATGGTCTCTAAACATCTTACGCTTCTCATCCCACTCCTGCCTGTACTGGCGCAACATCTCCAAACCTTCGCCGCATTTGTCGCGGTCGAAATAGCATTTAGGTATTAACATACGCGCCGCGTTAATGCCATCAGCCACCTTCATCTTTGGTATAACACGAAAACGCAGGCCAAGCGAATACGCCGTCTCCCATCTGCTTTTGCCTGAGCCAAGCTCCCGCACCTCAATGTCATGCGGTGCCAGATGGTCCCCGTAGGTGTATTCCTTCCTGTTCAGGACATCAGCGTAGTGGTCCAGCCCCACACCACTACTCTCATAATAATCTATTATATTAACTGCACCGCCGCGGAAGACCTGCGCAAACCAGATGGCTGTCGAGTCGTTTACGCCCAAGTCCCAGGCTGTATGCACAGGGTAGGCCGGGTCATATGGCACCCGCGTTACACGCCCGCTATCGTCTGCGTCTGACAACAATTTGCCATAATATGCCCCAATGATTGCCGCAGTGAACGAACACTCATATTCCTGTTCATACTGCTCTGGCGTCATCTGCACCTGAGCAGCCTCAAGCTCTTCTGGTCTGACGATGCCAGTGTCACTGGCCTTGCAAATCTTGAAGTACCAGTCGCCACTGCCCTCAGCCGTCTGGCTTTTAGCGGTCTCCAGCAAATCAAAAAAATGATTGTGGCCTGCCGGGGTTCCCAAAAAACAAGCCGACCCCTGCCTGTCAGACAGCGCCGGTCTCACGACCTCCCCCCATACCCTCGGGTTCTGCATGCCAAACTCGTCGAAGACACACTCATCAAGGTAGATGCCTCGAAGGGCGTCCGGGTTCTCAGCCGACAGCAGCATAATTCTGCCGCCGTTAGGAAAGTCTGCGCGGAGTTCTGTCTCGTTGAATTGCACACCGGGGATAACTCCGGCATAGAACTTTACATAGTCCCAAGCAATCCGCTTTGCCTGTGCGAAAGTAGGGGCCACAAAAGCCGTCCTCGGTCGAGGCAACGGGCAGGTCAGCGTCGTCTTGATTAGCTGGTTCACTGCCCACACCGTCTTTCCGAAGCGGCGGTGCATCACTAACACGTTCCATCTCTTCAACTCCTTGTGCATGTCCTTCTGCAAAGGACGAGGCTTGTAGGGAATCTTGACGTCCATCAGTCTGTCTCCCACAGGATACGCACTGTGCCGTCGCTCACCTCGACGCCAGCCCGGTTCTTCTGCTCACCGTATTGTTCTGGCATAGAGGTCTTAGCCCGCCAGCGCACGTGTTGCGCATAGTCTCGTAATATGTTGGGGTCATACCGCCGCTTCCCCTCCAGTGCGTTCAAATACATGCCGTCAAGCTCCTCCAGAGCCTTCTCAGCGCTCTCAGCCCTTGCCGTGTACACAGCGGCCCGAAACTCCTCATCGGCCCTCATGCGCTTGTAAGCGCCAGCACGGGATATGCCCGCAGCCTCGCAAGCCCTCACCAAGCTGTAGCCTTCGCTCAGTAGCTCAATGACGCGAGTCGTGTTTGCCTTTGTAATCTTGCCCATGCTTCCTCCGTGGGTGTGAGTGATGTGTGAGTGTGCAGAGGTCAGTTAACACATATAAGCGACGGCCCCGACTGCTGGGGGTGATGCCTTGGTCGAGACCCCCCCTGTGGCCGCGATGCAACACTGTGGCGGATATGTCACTGTTGCCCTGGCGCAGCACTGTTGCAGATATGCCACACTATATACATTGCCGCGTGTTGTTGTGTCTTCGCAGTGTGTAGTGACAGGCACAACCAACCATTGAACCATCCATCACACAACACAACACTGTCCTTATTCCCTCATCTATCCTGCCGCTGCTTTAGTATATACACGCTCCGCACATGGTCGTTTACTTTTTTTTGCTTTCCGTGCTTTTTTCTATTGACTAAGCGCAACCATTGCGCCATATGGGAATCATGTTCAACATCACTGGAGGGTGAAACAATGACAACCGAACAACTCAAATCAATGTCTGCATATGACTTGGCGATGGACCTTTACCAGAAGGCCATGTTTGCAAAGACGGTGCTTGGCGCGGAACATCTCGACCCTACCGACGTGCTGGCAATGCTGCAATTCATCATCGACACCGAAAACAACCAGGCGGCGCAATAGCGTCGCCAACCTTGGAGGGTTTCACAATGACACGCGATGAAGCAATCAAAGCAATAGTACACCTCGAAACAACCGCTGAATATTACTGTGCCGAGGGCAGCAAGCGTCAGCGCGACTATCTGACCGACGCATATGTTCTGCGCATGCAGCAACAGCCACCAGAGACGCGCAAGCTGTACCAACTGCAATCTGTCTTGCGCTATCGCCAAGCATAACCGCAAACATTGGAGGGTTTCACAATGTCATACGAATACGTTTACCGTAATGAGCCTATGTTTTGGGTTTACTATCGCGGCACTAGCAACGGCGCATATATCCGCGCCGCAAGCCACCAAGCTGCAAAGTGGATTTATGCCAAGGGCGAGGGCTTGGCATCTATCACTTACCTGCAATCCAAAAAGGCATAGGTCGAAACATGGCGCGGCAGTGTCGCGTCGTGTCTGCCGGTGGGTCCGGCACTGATGAGACCATCAGCAACGCCAACCTTGGAGGGTATAAAATGGCAATCACAACGAAACAGCGCAAGCTAATCGCAGACGGCTATGGCCGCCTGTATGGCCTCAACTTTGTCCGGTGGGAACATTACCGCGAAAGCCTGTTCAAGATAGAACGCGACTATGAGAAACAGCACCGGGCGGGCCAGTATGGCCGGGCGCATGGCATGACCATCACCGACGCGGCAAAGTATTTTGCAGTTAAGCATGTTCTCGACGCGCTGGAAAAGCCGGACCGGTACACGGTGGCGGATACCTTGCACATCAAAGCATCGGCAATCATGGCGCAAGCATTGGTGGCAGAATATAAGGACCGCATTGTGGAAATGTTCGACGGCTTTGACACCGAGGCATTCGCCGCGCTGGACTATTCAGAGATGGTCGCAGAGAAAGTGGAGGCTTAGACATGGACAACACCAGAACCAAACGCCGCCGCGAACCTGTCACGCCAGAACAGGACGCGGCCCGGAGAGTGTCACGCGCTCTTAGCTCAATGGCACATGCCGAGGCAGAACTGCATGAAAGCGGGCGCGTCAATTCCGCCCTGCTCGACTGGGCCATGGCAGACATTCGCAACGCAATGCGCCGTTGTGCGCTCTATGTGAAGGAAACGAAACAATGACCAAGCGAGAAATCATCTTCGACGTAGTGGCGGCCCTAACTATTGGCGGGCTGTTTATGTGGGGCTTTCTGACAGGCCCGGATGGCTGGGGCTGGCAAGTGATGGCTTGGCTGGCCGGCATAGAGTCATGAGCTGGCGGAGAAGGGTGGTTGAATTGCTACTTGAGAAAGAGCAAGCCGCCAAGGAATTGAAATGGCACCGGGCGCAGGTCCGAAAAATGTCCGCGAAAATGAGGCGGATAGGCCAGAAATTGAAAGAGGCCGACGACAAGGCGGGCTATGAAGCTAGGGCCAACAGAGAGGAGGCAGAGAAATGCACATCATAAACCAGAGCCAACGACGTGCCTTTGAGGAAGTACTACAGGCAGCGGGTGACATGCTGGACTTGATGGACGAGGCACCGCCTGACGTCTGGGACAAGG